CCACCGCCCTCATGGGCAATTGGATAGTAGCCGCACCAGTCCTTAACAGCGACAGATATTCCTGTTATTTTTCCATTACCTGTAAAGGAACCCGACCCCATTTTTATTAAATTAGTGTCTTTTGTTTCCAGGTCGATTGCTATTTCATCGTATTTAGATAAGTCTGGAAATTCCTGTGGTGGAATCCATTCAGTTTGAGGTTTGAAAAGTGGCTGCTGTATCATGAATAATCTCTTTCAATAATCATATCAATATAATGTTTTGCTTTCTCTAAATCTTGTACTTCTCCTTTAGCTGCGTGTCTGCAAATATATTTAATAGCATTTCCTTCTGCAAATAGCAATTTGTTCTTGTTAATAAATTCACTTGGTTGAATTTTCATTTTTTTATAATGAGTTCCACCAATTTGTTTATCGTACACACTCATATCTGATAACTCTTATAAAAATCTTTTGGCTCTATAATATGCAGGTGTTCCTTGGTCCGTGTTGCGCCAACATAGAACAGTCGATTCTCGTCATCGGGATTTTTGTCATATCCTTTTTGCGTATTTAGACTTAAATCTGTTAATAAAACTACATTTTGTGCTTCTCCACCCTTGACACCATGAATGGTTGATAATAAAATTCTTGGTGCTTTATTAAGCTGTTCTCCATTACTTCTCATTTTTCTAATATATTCTACTTTTCTCCATGGAGCGTCATCCAGAGATTCATACCAAACAGAATTAGTACGAAGACCAAATTTGTCTTTACAATCATTTAAAGAATAATGTGCGTCCTTGTTCATAATTAAAAGTTGATTTCTGTCAGCGTGCTCTGGACTCATATAACCATATATCTGTTTAATTTGATCAGGATTCATAGGAGATCCTTTTCTCCATTGTTCCCAATTGACAATGGCATCATATAAATCTTGTTCATATGACCTTTTAAATTTATTTTTAAAAAATAAACCTTTTTGATAGAGGACATTTTCTAATTCATTCAGCATGTATCGGGTTCTAGCCAGTACTAACCATTCTCCTTTAGACATATCTACATTTTCAAAATTAGGATATCTTGTTAGAGATCCTTGTACTGTTCTTGGTCTCCAGTCCTTTGGTAATCGTTTAGAAATTCTATTTACTATTGTCATTGCAATATCATGAACCTTTTTTGGAATTCTACGAGATTGCATCAGTCTTATGAATTTTCCATCTTGTGCTATAAAACTATCAACATCAGCACCTGCCCATCTAAATATTGCCTGGTCGTCGTCCCCTGCAATATAAGAGTCATCTGTTTTATCCCAAATGCTTCTTGTCATATCCCATTGCATCAAAGATAAATCTTGTGCTTCATCTATGAAGACAACATCAAATTTTGGTGATGCATCTGATTTTACAAAATCTAAAATCATATCGTTAAAATCAACGAGTCCATATTGTTTTTTATATGACTCTAGTTCATTTGCTATAATTTTTAATTTATCAAACTCAACTATCTGAGTATGTTCCTTTCGATCATACTGTTGTGATACAGTTATGTTTCTTAATTTAGCCAGTTGAATAATTCTAAGATAATCACTTTTAGTGGTAAAAATACCTCCTTCTTCATCATCATATTCCATATAATCCACGTCAAAACCTATTTCTTTACCTAAATCCTGATAATGCATTTTTTGCATTACGTTTTCTTTTTTAATTCCCAATCTCCTGAAAGCTAATGAATGAAGTGTTCTAAAATATGGAAGATCATCTTCAGTATAACTAAATTTTTTCATAGCCCTATCTCTTGCTTCGTTTGCAGCTTTTTGAGTAAAGGCAAAAAATCCAATTTTATTAGGATCTGTTTTCTTTAAATGATCTTCGACTTTATCTAATAAAGTTTCTGTCTTTCCTGTGCCTGGTGGTCCTAATACAATTGTTTTCATTAATAAGGATCCTTTGGTTTAAATTGTTTTGGTCTGTAAGTATCTTCAATTTTTTCAAATGATTTTATTGTCATTATTGAAATTAGTTTTTTTCCAATCCATTCACGGTCACCTTTGCAATTAAAATGTTCTTTTAGCATTTGTTGAGTAACTTGAGATTTTTCATCCCATTTTCTTTTCTGTAAGAAACCATGGTAAAATTTACTGAATATAAAATGATGTCTTCCTTTATTCGTCCAGACATTTCCTCTTATCATATCTTCTTTAGTAGCTGTATCAGAACTACGATTCGTGCAAAATTCTTCTAAATGCTCTCCTAATTGATCTATCTTAGATGATCCTGCTGGTGGATCAATTGTTTCTTTACCATCTAAAAGAGTTTGAACATATTTTTTGTATTCTTTTTTTGAAATACTTGGAAGTATTTTATCAGCCTGTTCTAAAACTGAAATTTGAAATAGTCGTTGATCATAAAGAGTAGTAGCATTTTCTAATTTTACTCTTTCACCATCAACATTGACATAGTAATAAGGTTTATCTAATAATATTTTTTGAAGATCGCTTAATATAGGAAAAACAGCCTCACCTCCAATACCAAATTTTCTAGTTCTGCATAATTTTTTATCGCAGTGGCTGCACATAGGTTCTTCGTTACATTTAAAACCTAATTCTTTTTTACTGTTAAATTTAATTTTATCCTGGATTGTTTTGTCATCCAAAGGAGTTGTAAAATATTTATAATTAAATGGATTGATTTTTTTATCCCAGTCAGCCGGCCATTTTCTTTTTGCGTATTGAATATACTGGTATAAAATTCTATCTCGACCATCATCTAATTTAGATTGAGTTAAGGATTCTAAACACGGCGGGCCATCATTAAATTCTGATTCTGGTCTTTGAATTTTTAGTTTATCTAATTGTTCAGGAGTAATCTTATTTTTTTCGTATAATTCAAAAAACTCTTCTAAAGTAGCCGCTGCGCCATCTTCCTTGAAAGCATATCTTGTTGTATTTTTATAATTAAAATATGGTAAATTAAGAAAGTTCCCTGTATCATCTTTCGATTTTAATTCGATCTGTTTTGGAAAAACCTCTGACCCACCGTATCCTAAAATTGCGCTAACGGATAAGAGTTTATCTCTAATTAATTTTGCTTCAACAAAGACCGTAGTATGTAAAACTACATGTGCTCCTCCGCTTTTAGATCTAAAAACTATTAGTGGTAGATTTAATAATTTAATTTTATTAATTAATTTTTTATGGTCAAATCCTGCATAACTATCAATATCAATGCACCCCCACTGACATTTATTTTCTTCATTGATTGGAATAATTCCTAAACTTGGTTCAATACCATTTAAATGGTCTTGCCACATTTTTTCTGTGACTTCTTCTCTTTTAATAAAAGATTGACCTTTTACTTTAGTGCCATCTGCTCTTTTCTTTTCAATATAGGAACATCCATGCGCTCTTTGTAAACCTGTAAATATATTAATAAACTGTTCTATCATAATCTTTCTTATGGGGCGGTTTAAGTCTCCCGCTACCGCCCCTTTATTCCTTCGCAAAGGAAATTGTTAAAACGGCACGTCTTTAGATTCGTCAGTTCCATGTTTAACTTTCACTAAACCCTTGCTGTTTTTTTCAGCAAAGTTTTTAGCAATTTCGTAAACACCTTTCTCTGAAACTGGACCAACTTTAAACACATCCCATCCAAACCATGTTCCTTTGTCATTAGACATCTGAACAGTTTTTAGATTATAAATGTGGCTATATGTTGGCGGAGTAAATAAACCGTTTTTACCCTGCATTTTTATCCCCATCATCATTGAGTTCCATTTACGGCTAATCTTTAATTGAGTAGCCTTCATAGAAACCAAAGCTGTTGATGGAGCTTTACCCATGAGAATCACAAAGTGATTTGCAGTATTTTCAAGATAATTACCGTTCGGTAATCTATCTTTCCAAGACTTATCGCGGGTAGTTGTACCCACTATATCGCTATCTGCTTTGTGTATTGCTACGGGAGCGTTTCCACTCTGACCTCTGTCTCGCCATTCGACATATTGTCTTTCATAATGGACAGGTATAACATTTATACCTGTTGCTCCATTATAGAGTTCTTTGGTCACGCTATTTACAATCATTCCAGGTTCTGCTTTGTCAATAAACTTGGCGTCGTGTTTATTAACTTCTGGAGATAATTGTCCTAAGACTTTCAAAAAAGGCAACGCAAGATCATCCTGCGTCATGTTCTGAGAGCCAGCATTTGCATCAGCTTCGAATAAATTCGTAGCCAGTGCACCTGCATTTGTTTTCTTCGCTATGCTTGTTTCTTGATTCATAGTTATTGTTTCCTTGTTATTTTGGTTCGGTTTCCTACGAACACGTTAAAAATATCCGTTGGCATGGTTTTACCTGCCTCAATACGCTCACGGACTAGCGCTTTCAGGGTCATAGGCTCAACCTTCAACTTTTGTGTCGGTTGAAATCCCTGACCCCTCGCAAGGTTAGCATATTCTGCCGCCTTGTTATCTTCGTTCCGTCCAAAGGAAACAGTAATATCATTTTTAATAATATCACCTAGGCCATTGGAACGAAGCCAACCATACGCCGCATCTCGGTTTATTGCCGAGATATTCGCCGCATAATATGGTTTCACATCAACTGCAGATCCATCTGCAAGTTTAAGAGAAGATAAACCCATTTCACTTAACAGTGTTGGAATAACTTCTCCTGAAATTCGTTCTAATTCTTTTTTCTCTTCTTTTAAGGATTCTTCATCGGATTTAACTTTATCTTCCAAAGCTCTTAACTTTTTAATTTGATCAGCCAATGATTTTAAATTTTCAGTTCTATCTAAAATTTCTTCCTGATCTTTTTCGAAATTAATTTCGTTCATATTTTTTTATTGCCTTTCTAATTATTTCTATTTCTTTACAACATTTATAATATCTATTCCACCAAATTATATCTGAAAAATAACTTATAATAACAGTGGGTAAAGTATACAGTCGGAAGAAAAATGAAAAAATGGGTCTTTGCTTATAATATTCGTGAAGAGCCTCCCTGGAAATTTCTCTATGTCTTTCTACATCTAAAAAATTTTCAGACCATTCCTCGTTGTATGTGAGTCGTTTTTTTAATCTATAGTATGCTCTGTTCATATATTATCCTCTTAAAATATCCATTTGAGACTGGGCCCTGGTTCTAATAAACGGTTTAACATATTCTTTTCCGTTTTTAATGTAGACAGCTTTCTTGCCGTATCTCTTTTTATAATTTTCTACGCTTTGATTTTTTGCATCAAGGACAGTTATAGTACATTTAACTTTTTTGCCTTTTGCAAATGCTGTAGCTTTATCTAATATTTTACTCATCTGTTTTTCCTTTCTCGTACAAATTTATTTCGATTGGATAATATCTTTTTTCTTGTTTATCCCACTTCAATAATTTGTATCTGCCGTTTGTTATATCAGAAACGATGGAACATGCAACACCTATTATTGCAGGATCTCCAGTTAATAATAAATAATCTTCTGACGTGTATTCTTTTAAAATTTTTCTAAGTTTAAAAATTAAAGGACCGGGGGAAAATATGATTTGCGCCATTTCCGGAAGGCAGAACACAAAATCGCCATATTTGGACGCACCAATAATGTTGATTTTGGGTCTTCCTTCGCGAGTACCGCTTATTTCTTGTATAACGTAGACTTTGGTATCCATGCTTCTTTCTGTTGACAGTAATATATATTTTATGATAAAACAAGTCAAGAAAGAAGAATTGGGCGGTGGGATGGCACAGAAAGTTATGGACTATAAATTTAAAACGAAGCCTTATGGGCATCAAATAACCGCATTGGAAAAATCCTGGAATAAGGAAACTTATGCCTATTTCATGGAGATGGGAACTGGAAAAACCAAAGTACTTATTGATAATCTGGCAATGCTGTATGATAAAGGAAAAGTTAATGGAGCATTAATCATAGCGCCAAAAGGCGTGGTTGGGACCTGGTATAGCCAGGAGATTCCAACTCATTTACCAACGCATATAGAAAAAGTGACTGTTCTGTGGAAGGCCAATATAAATCAAAAACAACAAGATAAGTTGGATCTTCTGTTTAAGACAGGTGAAGACCTTCATATTTTAATTATGAATGTTGAGGCTTTAAGTACGGATAAAGGTAAAGTATTCGCTGCTAAGTTTCTGCGCTCGCACAATACGATGATGGTTGTGGATGAATCTACCACTATTAAAAATCCTAAAGCTAAAAGGACTAAGAACATTGTTGCGCTATCTGAGCTTTCTTCGTATCGAAGAATTCTTACAGGATCTCCTGTAACCAAAAATCCCCTGGACCTATATTCTCAATGCGAGTTTCTAGATCCTTACCTATTGGACTTTACTTCATATTACGCTTTTCGTAACAGATACGCTGAAATGAAGGACGCGTACATTGGAGGAAGAACCATTAGCCTTGTTTCCGGTTTTAAGAATCTTCCCGAACTTGCAGAAACACTGAAGGCCTTCTCCTACCGTGTATTAAAGAGCGAGTGCCTGGATCTGCCTGATAAAATCTTTATTAAAAGACAGATAGCTTTGACTTCAGAACAGAATAAAGTTTACAAGCAAATGAAGGAGCAGGCGCTGGCAGAAATGAATGGCAAGCAGGTTACCACGGTGAACGTTCTTACGCAGTTAATGCGTTTACATCAAATTACCTGTGGTCATTTTGCAGCTGACGATGGAAGTATTCAGGAAATTAAAAACAATAGATTAAGTGAACTTTTGGAAGTTTTGGAAGAAATTGAAGGCAAGGCCATCATATGGGCGCATTACCAGTATGATGTTAAAAATATAATAAGGGAAATTAAGAAGATCCATGGTCCGTGTTCCGTGGTCGACTATTACGGGCTCACGCCCCACGATGAGAGGCAGGATAACATCAGCAAATTTCAGGATGACCCTAGGTGCCGGTTTATCGTTGGAACGCCCTCTACGGGCGGCTATGGCATTACTTTGACGGCTGCAAACACCGTAATTTACTATTCTAACGGATATGACCTTGAGAAGCGATTACAGTCCGAGGACCGCGCTCACCGGATCGGGCAGCATAAACCTGTGACTTATGTCGACATCCTCGCGGAAGAAACCGTTGACGAAAAAATCGTCAAGGCCCTCCGCAAGAAAGTCAATATCGCCTCAGAAGTTCTGGGCGAAGAACTGAAAGCGTGGATCTAATCCCCGAAAAAGTAGGATATACGCGCGAGGCGCAGAAAAATTTCCAATCCCTTATTTAACTTCGATTATTTTCGGCTTTTTGCCTTCTGGAAGAATCCTGTTTAGGGATACTTTCAGCAATCCGTCTTTTAGTTCAGCGCCTTTGATTTCTACATCATCAGCAATAGTGAACACTTTAGAAAAATATCTTTTGGCGATTCCTTGATGAATCAATCCATCTTTATATTTATCCACGTATTCCTTATCAGACTTAACTTCCTTAACGGATTTGATAGTCAATAAGTTATCTGCGTAGTCGACTTTGATATCCTTCTTATTGTAGCCTGCAAGAG